AAAGGAAGCTGATCTTTTTTGTCCGAACAGCGTTCGGATTAATTTTACAATCTACCATAAGCAAAGATTCGTTAAAAAGGAAAGAAAGAGTTTCTAACATACACTTTCTATCCTTGAATAATAAATACAAGAAAGAGTGGTATAGGCAAAACAAATATTGGAAATTAGGTTATAAGCCAGCTATTTATCTAACTAATAAAAATAAAATTAGAAGACTTAAATTGTGGCTTCGTTTGGAAAATCAAAAAGAAAAAAGGGGACATAGTCAAAATGCAGTTTACGATAGTACCACTAAAAAGTAGTAACAAGAAAGCATACAAAAAAGAATTCGCTAATTGGTCGGAAGTTGAAACATACATTGAGCATATATTCAATTTTGAGGAGAGTGAGTCCTGTGACTAACCTAAGAGAATTGCGTGAGAAACATTGCTTAACACAGCAAATGCTAGCAAACAGGTTAGATGTTGCTAAGGCAACTATTGGAGCGTATGAACGAGGTATTAATTTTCCTGGTAGAGAAATGCTAATAAAGTTGGCGGATTATTTCAAAGTTAGTATCGATGAACTGATAGGCAGGGAGATATAAAAATGAGTGAAAGTGCAGGAATGGCATTAAATAGGCTTATCAATCAGCATAAATTCCCAGAAGTTGTACTGACTGATATTTTGGGAAGACTGCAAAGCAATGCTCTAGGCAACACCGATGAACAATCGAAGGAAGCCTATATTTGGTAGCAGGTTAGATATTTAGAAAATTGGTTGGGATTGAAGGGTGAAAGTTAGCGTATGAAAACTAGAGAACGACTTATTGATATAGCTGTTGATAATTGGTCTGATATGAAGATGGATTTGCTAATGAACATTTTAGAAACTCCAACAGAAGAACAGTTGAAATGTGAGTATTGTCATCCATATTTAAGGGATCAGCTTATAAATCACATGGAAATGTCTGGAGTTTTAGGGAAAGAAATACGACTTAATGATGGTATAGCTGATTCTTTATTAATTAACACTAAAACCAATGAAATTATGGATGACGATTACGAACTTGGGGATGAAACGGCTAAAATAAATTTTTGCCCAATGTGTGGAAGAAAGTTTGGGGATGAATAATCGTGATAAAAAAATTTGCTAATAGAAAAACTGCAAAGCTTGTTGATAAAAACGGAGAAGTACTAAAAAAATACGATACATTCATTTATCAAGAAGGCACATATATTATCGTTTCTCAGCGTGGATATTCAGTGACAGTAGAGGGATTAAAGCCAAAAGAGACATGGGGTAAACGTATATTCGATGATGTTACGTTAAGGACAATGTGTGTAAAAACAGAACAAGAACGCAGACCAAAGGGTGAGCGACCATGGATGGATTAAAAGAGTTAAATTATTTTTTAGATTTTTTCAAAAGGCAGGATCCAGAAACACAAGCAAAACTGATTAAACAACTAGAGGGGGAAAACAAGAATGACGGTTCTAAATCACAAAAAGTACAGGATAACTGATCATGGTTTTGAAAGATTGAGAGAACGTTTTGGCGTACATCGAAATAAAGCTTATGGTTGGCTTGATTGGGTACTGTACAACGCGGACTATGAAAGTACAAGTCCCAATGGTGCAGAAATTTGCAAATACCATGAAATTGTAGTGGTGTTAAATCCATTAAGCCACACATTGGTTACGGCGTATCAAGATGAAACTGCAGATAGAGCATGTGAAGTTCTCGCACAATACTTTCCGTTTCAAGCGAATGAAATAAAAAGCATAATAACGTACTCAACGGCATTAGGCCCAGATTGGAAAAATGATTGGTCAGTACTTACTGCAGCTGGTAAAGAGCGTGAAATGGTGGAAACAACAAAGAAAATCAATAAAATACTTAGCAACAAAGATAAAGGCGTAAAAGGTCTCAGTTATAGTTGGGCTGAAATTGCTCATGAAGCTGCTAAAAAAAGTATTACGGATAACGCACCACAAAAGAAAAATGATAGATAAGTTGTGAGGTGTAGACTATTGGCTAAGGAAGGAATATTCACTTTATATCGTGGGGATGAATTCATTGACGTGGGAACACTTACAGAAATGGCGAAAAGAAACAACATAAGAAGAAAAACATTAAGTAACATGAGACTACCTGGTTACCGAGAAAGACATAAAAATTACGAAAATAGACTTTGTTGCTATAAAGTTGACGAAATAGACCCAGTTTCTGAAAAGTAGGGTTTACAATAACACTGTTGTTAATTCAGCAGTGCTTTTTTGTGGCGTAGCATGATCTGCGACAGGGTGACATAAGTTGCCAATACATAGATTGGTGGATCAAAGCGTGTGGCACGTGCGAATTTGATTTAAAGTGTTGGACGGACCAACATGAAGTTGAGACTGGCAACCTCGCTCAACTGTGTTACATAGTAAACAATGAAAACTATTTAAGGAGGATGATAAGATGAACTTTGGAAAAGCAATTGAGGCTCTAAAGCAAGGATACAAAGTTGCTCGCAAAGGTTGGAATGGTAAAAATCAATACATACAATATATTCCAAGCAAAATATTGAACAAACAGCTGAAACATGACGAAAAGTACACATTTTCTGATGTGTTGGCAATCAAAACGTCAAATGATGTTATTCAAGTAGGCTGGCTTGCAACACAAACCGATATGCTTGCTCAAGACTGGGAAATACTGCCCGCAATGGCTATAAACTAAGTGGTGGAGATGGCGGAAAAATCCGCTTAATTTTGGGCTTGTTTGGTTTCGACAAGTTGAATTTGGTTAGATTAGCGTGTAGTATGGCAAGACTTAATCTTCCGATAATTTTAATTGCAAACAAACAAAATGCATTAGTTGCTGCCTAGTTTATAACTGACTAGCAACATTTACCCCATATCTTAAAGAGTGTAAAAGATATGGTACAAAAAACACCCTTGTGAGTAAACCTGTAACTCATGTAAAAAAATCACGGTCGAGAGCAACTAATGTTCTTTGCTTATTCTCTGGTTGTTCTTAGTAGAAGTAATAAGATACACACGTAGAATATTTAATACTTGTTCAGTTTGGACGTGGGTTCAATTCCCACCAAGTCCATAGTGTTATCGCTAATCACTGAAAGCGTAGTGTTTAAACACCGGGTAGCTCCGTTATCGGTAGGACGGTTATCGAGACCGTCTATACATATAACGACAGCTTAACGGCTGCCGTTTTTTTGCGTTTAAGGAGGAATAACATGGTTGACTATGAACGGATGATTGAAAACGTTAAGAAGGTTAAGGAAGGCCAAAATATTTTGCATCCGGAAGATGATTTTATAAAGGCAATGCATAAGATAATGAGAATAAACCGCACTTCAGCGAATATTGGGGCTCATATAGTAATGATTTTATTTAAAACAGGAGTACTTACTAACAAGAACATTCCAAAAGAATATAAGAGATTTTGATTATGAAGAACGATAAAAGGTACGGATTAATTTCATGTGGTCGTGATGCTTGGCAGTACAGACATGTAGATCAAGAAAGGAGAAAAGAAATGATGAAAGAAAAACATTTGAAGTTAAAGCAAGTAGCTATGACAGAAGCCGAAAAAGCAAAGGTTATTAATGCCATTAAGAAACTTGACATGGAAAAAGATGCTAAGTATGTAGCCTCTAAAGCAATTATTAATGCACCTACTTTGACAATCGGCATCCCTGAATAAAGATGAGAGTGATTGTAAATTGATAATACTAGACGAAGAACACGCAGAACGATTAATGAAGATCGATAGTTACGTTACAGCAACACATAGAATAATGAATGCGTTGAATATTAGTGGCTATGAAGCCTCTAATTTGCTCTATGACAGATTGATTAATCATAGGCTTAAAAATATGACTGCTGCTCAAGTCATGAAACAGATTGAAGAAAAAAACAATAGTTTGAAATGGCTCATTACTTATAGTGGCAAGGATGTTAAACGAAATGAATTACAAGACAAAAAGCGACAAGAGAAAGTCCGAGAAGAGCTAAAAAAGTATGATACAGGAATTATTCAATTAACATACTCAAATAACACTTTAAGGCCCAAAGACAGAGAGAAAATTATTGCTTTGTTACCAAAGATTTTTAGAAACCATAAAACTGCAGAATGGTGCGCATATTTGCTTAAATATGGAGAACTAGAAACTAGACATCATTATAAGCAAACACATCGACAAGTACAGTTGAAACTAAATGACTTAGAAAAGCAATGCAACAGACACCGAGAGAGAATGATCAACATTGTTTTGTCTAAACGGGAGAAAGAAATCATAGCAGAAGAAGATGTACTAAAAGAATTTACGCAACTACTAGAAAGTGAAAGTTACACAGATGAACAAATGCAAGACTTGATCAATGAGGAATACGCCTATATCGAAGATTTAATGGGCACAGTCTATATGAAGAATCCAAAAATGTTATTAGATTCTTTTATGGATGCTGTAAATACTGACAAGTACATTTTTTGCAATGTTATATACGGTCGGATAAAGGAACTGGAAAGGAAAATGATCGAGGGATGAGAGTACATTTTTGTTCACACAATGGTTGTAATGAAGTAATTCCAATTGACAGTAGGTATTGTCAAAAGCACATATCTGAATATAAGCCTTATAAGAGAGTAACTGATACACAGAGAAAAGGATTGCAGAGGGCTTACAACTTGATTGAACGTGATCAGAAAGCTAACAGTTTCTATCATGATAAAAAGTGGACAGTTACCAGACAAACGGTAGTAGTTCGAGACATGCACGCTGATGCGATTACAGGAAACGTTATACCAGATAATCAGTTGCAAGTAGATCACATTGTTCCAAGAAGATTATGTAAGGATCCATATGATTTAAACAATCTATGGTGCTTATCAAGAATTAATCACACACGCAAGAATAAGATTGAAGCACATATGTCAGATAGTGCGTTGAAGCATGTTGGTCGTAAGTGGTGGATCAAAGTGTTGAAGGAGAGGTTTAAATAGAATGAGGTTATTGAATTTTCTAACAGTAGTGTTATTGGCATTAAAGATTACAGGTGTGATTACTTGCTCATGGTGGTTAGTATTTCTGCCAAGCATTATCTATGTAAGTGTGTATGCTGCTATGTGGGTAACAGGCATAATCATTGTAACAATTGCCAAGGTCATTGGTAAGAGAAAGAGAAAGTAAGGGATGAACAAGTGAAGATAGAGTCTCGAAAGATAGCTGTAGGATTAAATAAAATTGTACAAATAGATAGTAAACAAATAATTTTTATACGTGTGATTCCAGGAAAAATATTATATTCCACAGATCGAAAAATATATATCGAGCTTACGCGTACAACAGCACTCTCAATGTTAAATAAAATGCATGACCCAGAGAGCGATGAAATGTATAACACAAAATATAATAATTAGGGAGTGAGCAGATGGATATAAAAAGTATTCATAAGCCAATATCTGAAAGAGCCCAAGCTAAAAATCCATTTAGTAGTGTAAATAATAAGAAATGTGACCTTGAAGTCATAAAAGTAAGCAGACTTGCTGACGATCATTTTAAGTTGTTTCTTGATAAGAGTTTGACTCTTGGCGAGCTGGAGCTATATACATCAAGACTTGCTTACTATCTAGCGAAGAGATGGACGAATTTAGAGGGCAAACCAATTGATGAATCAGTTAATGCCGTATCACTTGCTATGCTTGAGCATATGAAGGAATGGAATGAAGGGGATGAATGAGAATGATGCCAGAAGGATTTGAACCACAAGAATTCGTATTTACTATAGAAGGAGACAAAGCAATGAATCTGGAGAAACAAAAAGCACTTTACAAATTATCTAAATACTATCCATACCTATCTGTTAAAGTAATTGAATACTTGTTAGATACAGCTAACGATAATGGAAGACAAGACTTAGATCATTTACGTGATACAAAGGGAAAATAAATGGTTGAAAAGGTTCGGTTCAGAAGTATGTACAACGCACAAAGGAATCCTGAACATGCTAACGAGGACTTGGAATATTATAAGAAATACCAAGAACTATCTGTGCAAGAATCGTTTGAACATATACATTATAAATTTAAAGATATATTTGATAAAAACTCTAACACAAATTGCGTTAATAATAGTGGGAAGATAAATCAAAAACAGAATAATTGATAAAAAATCGCTATAAACGTTGATACCCCGGGCCCTTTTGAAAAATAAAAAAGAGCGTACACATTCCAGCTCGCTTAGGACCGAGCAACAAATAAAACTTTTTTACACCCCAGGGGGGTAAAAATAATATAAACCATAATAATTAAACTACAGAAAGGCTTTGAGGCCTTTCTTTTTTTGCACTCAATGCCAAAACTGTACATGTTAAAAATTTATGAATGCTGATAAATAAACAATTGAGAAAGGAGGGGGTAGATGTTGGCAAAACGGCCGAAATTATCGCTTGCAAAAGATGATAGAAAGTATGTTAGAGAGCGTACTGAAAAACTAGTTAAGGGCACCAAGGATATGCAGCCAATGCAAGTAACGCCACCTAAACATTTAAATGGGGTTGCTAGATATGCTTGGACTCAGATTGTTGATCAATTAAATAGTAAGGGATGGCTTAAAGAAACTGATAAGTCAGTATTGGAATTATTGTGTGTACAGTTGCAAGTATATCGTGATGCTTATGAGCATATTTTTGTAGGTAAGCCTAATAAAGATGGGGAACGAAAACCGGAAGGAACACAAACAGCTATTTATGGTGTAGTTCAAGACTCAAGCGGAAAAATAATAGCCCGTCCTTTTATAGGTTATAAAGCTAATCCAGCCGTATCTAACCTTGATAAGGCATCCAAAATGATTAAAAGTTTGTCAGAAACTTTAGGATTAACACCGCAAGCTAGAGCAACTTTGCTATCACTAGCAAAACCTGACAAACAGCATGAAAGTTTAGGAGATTTATTGAATAGGAAGAGTGAGTTTTGATGGACAAGATAGATCTAACCAAAAAAGGTGTGACAGTAGAAAAGGTTTATAAGGAGCAACGGGACAAAGGTACCTACAATGAAATATTTAAGAAGTATAAGGATCCGGCCACTAAATATTCTTTTTATGTGTTGGAAGGTAAAGAAATAGCCGGAGAAATGACTAAACTAGACTGTTTCAGACACCTAAATGATTTGGCTAGAGCAGAGGAAAATATTGATGATTTTCCTTATTACTATGACCTGGACAAATGTAGAAACATTTTGAATTTTGCTGCTATATGTCCGGATGTGAATATGGGTAAGCCGTTGCCTTTAATGTTGTGGCAACAATCATTTTTATGTAAGTGTGTAGGATGGAGAAATAAAGAAGACAATTATAAGCGATATTCCAGGGTAATTTTATCTGTAGCACGTACAAATGGGAAAACCTACTTAGCTAACATCTTAACTTCATACAGTTTTCTTGTGGAAGCAGATGAATATAGTAATCAAGATATGGGATATATCGCACCAGTTTCTGCCCAAACGGACAAGGGGTTTAGGTACCTAAGGACCACATTTAATTACCTAAAGAATATTCCAGCGATTGGCCAGATTTTTCAGGATAAGAAAATACGTGTTGTTGATGATAAGATAGCCTCTTCAAAAAATGAGAACAAGTTGCTTAAACTTTCCCAAGAAGGCGGCCAATTTGATAGTTACCATTTTCTGTTTTGTGTTGTCGATGAAGTGGGGGATGATAAACATCTTGGCGTGATTAAGACTAATTCAGGCAAGATCACATCTGGTCAAGTACAAACACCTAATCATCAAACATTAAACACTTCAACAGCATATCCTGATAGTAATTCAATACTTTATTCAGATGAAAAAATGCTTAAGGAAACTATGCAGAGGGATTATGAAAGATTGCTAGATGATTACTTATGTGTAGTTTATGAACAAGATTCAACAGATGAAACGAGTAATCCTAAAACTTGGATAAAGAGCAATCCTGTCTTAAGCCTTTCAGGGAAAGAAAGTATGCTGACCAGTCTTATTTCAGAAAGAGATACATTTACAAGCCAAGGTAAGATACAGGAATTTCAAAATAAAAATCTCAATCTTTGGTTGGCAACTAAGCAAAACAGTTACCTAGATTTAGATGATATAGAAAAAGCAGTAGTTAAAGAACCACCTATCAGCATTAAAGGCAGAAAAGTATACATTGGTTGGGATCTAGCTCATTTTTCAGATGATATTGCTATTGTTTTTGTTTTTCCATATACAGACAACAAAAGGATTAATAAATTTTATATCTATGAGCACTCGTGGGTACCATTGGCTAGGGCTCAAAACAATATCACAATCAAAGAACGAATGGACGGTATCGACTATAGGAAAGCTGAGAGTTTAGGGTTTGCCACCATAGCTGATAATCCGTATGGATACATTGATGAAAACATGCCTTATGAATGGATGATGGAGTTTATCCAGGACAATCAATTAGACGTACAATATTTCAATTATGATGCTTACCAGTCTGAGCCAATCGTTTTAAAAATTGATCAACAAACTGAAATAGCAACTATGCCAATTAGACAAGGTACTCGGACTTTAAACAGTCCTACTACTTATTTCAGAAAAATGATGGACATGAATAGAATTACTTACCTCGATGATCCCATGCTGATAGCTTGTCTTAAGAATGCTTTATTATTTTCGGATAACAATGGTGTAAAAATTGATAAAGATAAAGCTACGGCTAAAATTGATTGTTCTGATGCAATTATTGATGCTTTTGAAACTGCGAGACTCCACTTTGAAGATGTCGATGCGGTTAAAGAAAAAGAGAGTAATAAGCCATTCGCTGGTTGGAGCGAAGAAAAGGTACATGATTATTTTCAAAATTATAGTTTTTAAAGTCTGACAACTTTAACGCTAATAATGATGATTAATAGTTGAGAGGTTAAAAATATGAATAAATTAAAAAAAGTTGGAGTACAGTTGATTGCTAATATTCCCTTTATCTTGGTATTGGCTGGCATTGCAAGCATTGTGTATGCTTGCTTTTTATTTACTGAGATTTTAGGGTGGGCAATTCTTGGGATAGCACTAATTATGGTGGCTTATATGCTGTCTCCCACAATTAAAGGTGGTGGTGATTAGTGGCAATTATTGATCCATTCTCAGCATTTAAAAAACGTGAAAGATGGATAAGTCCACAACAAGGGAGCACCGTATCAGTATATAAAGGCAAATTGATCACGAGTAATTATGTCAATGCTTCTGAGGCGTTAAAAAACTCGGACATTTTTGCGGTGATATATAAAATTGCGTCTAGCATCGCTGCTGTGGATTTTAATGCGCCGATACCTTATGACAAAATGATTAATCACCCTTCTAATTTAATTAGTAAATTTAGTTATTGGCAAGCAGTTGTGAGTCAGTTACTTCTAGCTGGGAATGCTTATGTAGTAATTACTGAGAGGGATGATCACAATATACCAATTAAGTTAGAGTATGCTTCACCATCTCAGACTAGCATTATTTTATCTGATGATAGTCAAAATTTAACCTATCAGATTACATGGAATGATGACAGAGGACAAAAAAAATACGCAGCTAGTGATGTTTTGCATTTTCGTTTAATGAGTCCTTACGGGCAATCAGAGGGAAATTATTTGATAGGAATGTCGCCTCTTTACTCATTACAAAAAGATGTTGCAATGCAAGAACAAAGCAAACACTTAGCACTTAACACTCTTGTAAATGCAATTAATCCAAGTTTTACAATCACATTGCCAAATGTGCAAGTGTCAAAAGAGGATAAAGACAAGGTAAGAGATAGTTTTCAAGAAGCTAATAGTGGTGAAAATGCAGGTAAAACAATTGTATTAGACCAGTCAGCAGAATTAAAGGTACTTTCAGTTGATAGCGATGTAGCTAATTTCCTTAATAATTACGATTTTAGCCAGTCACAAATTGCAAAGGCCTTCTTAATTCCTAATTCAGTGTTGGATGATAGAAAAGGAGATCAACAAAGTAACATTGCTGATATTGGTGATTTTTATGTTAATAGTCTTTCACCTTATATCAACGCAATGAAGAGTGAATTTGAATTAAAGCTAGGCATCGATATCAAGGTAGATATCACAAATGCAACTGATTTAACTAACAATAAGTTTATTAGCCAACTAGCAACATTTGCGACAGGGCGAACGCCAGCTATACCAGCCGAATTAGCACAAAAAATATTAGCAAGTAAGGGTATTTTTGGATTAAAAGCAAAAGATATTACTACAGTTACAGATACTAAAGGTGGTGAGACAAAAGGTGGAAACACAGGAAATTGACACAAGAACTCTTTTAACAGACACATTAGAGGTAAAACGAGATAAGTCTAGCGGAAAAATGCAGATTCAGGGATATGCCCTTAAATTTAATGTACCTAGTAATTCTTTACCATTTATTGAATATATTAAGCCAAGCGCCTTAGATGGTGTCGATTTTTCACATTGTTTACTACTTTATGCACACAATACTGACAACATTCTTGCAAGAGAAGATTCGGGAACGTTACAGACCGTTGTGGATGATGTTGGGTTGCTTTTTACAGCTACTTTACCAGATACGACGATAGCCAATGATGTGTATAAAAATATTGAAGCTGGAAATTTAAAAGGCTGCTCGTTTTCCATGAAAATTGCCAAGAACGGCGATAGTATGACTAGGAATATTGATGGAACAATTATCCATAATATCACTAAAATAGATAGAATTTCGGAAATCACTATCACAAGCATTCCAGCATATAATTCTAGTTCAGTCGAGGTCAAAAGAAGTTTGAATAAGATCAAAAAAGAAGGGGTGCAAAAAATAGAAATGGAAGAAAATGAAGAATTTAAAACAGCCGTTGCTAATTTTATGTCGGCATTTGGTAGTAATTTTCAAGAAAGGTCTATGGCAGGTACAGATACAAAGAAAGAGAAAAAAATGGCAGACCCTTTCAAAGTTGGCGAAACTGTTATCCTCAAGGCTGATCATATGCCTGGGATGCAAGGTGCGATGGCTAAGATTGATGCAGTTAACAATGGAGCATATGAAGTTGATTACTGGCCCACAGATGGTTCGGAAGAGGTGAAAGATCATAAGTGGGTAACTGCTGATGAAATGGAAACAACAGATAAGCCATATCCAAGCGCTGTGAAAACTCAAAAGCGTGACGATGAAGATGATTCTGGAAATGATGATGGTGGATCGGATGATTCAGGGTCAGATGAAGAAGATCGTGAAGATAATTCAAGTGATGAAACTTCACCAGAAAATAAAAAAGATAATGAAACCCAAAATGAAGATTCGGAGAAAAGAGACAGTTCATCGGGTGATGATACTGAAGCACCGGAGGACGGTCAGTCAAACTCTGACACAGTAGGCGCTAATAACAATGACAACGAAGGTGAAGGAGACGAAAACAAAGAAATGACAAGAGAATTAGGACAATCCAACAAAAATGAAGAAGTGACGCGTGACTTTCATGACATGCTGGTAGCTGGCGAAGTAAAACGTGATGTCACAGGCGGTGTGGGTCTTCAAACAGGAGCTACATTAATTCCAGATACAATTCTGCCGGCTGAGAAGGAAACTCATCAATTTCCAAGACTAGCAGATTTGATTCGCACGATCACAGTTAAGACTACGACAGGTAAATTGCCAGTGTTCCAAGAACAAACAGGAACTTTGAGTGAACATGCAGAGTTTAGTGCTACTTCTAAAAGCACCCCTTCAGATGTCAAACCTATAAATTGGGATTTGGGCACGTATACAGGGGCCTTTGCTTACAGTCAAGAACTTATTCAAGATTCAGACTATAATTGGGAAAGCGAATTGGGATCAGAGTTAAGAGATCTGCAGAATAATACAGATGATGGATTAATTGTTAAGGCACTCGTAAAAGATGTAACACCAGTCAAAACCAAGGACTTGGTGTCAGCAATTAAAACAGCGCTAAATGTAAATTTGAAGCCAATTGATTCGGCAAACGCATCTATTATTCTTTCTCAAGCAGCATTCAACATGCTGGATCAGATGAAAGATAACGAAGGTCGCTCGTTGATCCAGCCAGATTTAACTAAAGCTTCTAATTATGCTCTTTTAGGAAAATCTTTAGTAGTCATTGATGATGTACTGTTTCCAAATGCTAAGGCCGGAGATGTAAATGCGATTGTAGCTCCTCTTAAAAAAGCCGTTATTAAATTCATGCAGTCTCAGATTCAAGGGAAATTCCAAGATAATTATGAAAATTGGTACTCAATCTTAGGCTTATTTTATCGTTGTGATGTTGAACAAGCACGTAAAGATCTTGTTACATTGATTCAGCAAGATACAACTGCTGATACACCTACAGATGGCGAATAAAAAAATGTAACCGTTTAATCCAATGCTGATAGACGTGTTTTAAGAACAAGTTCATGAAATAAGATAACTAATCGCCTATGGAAATAAACAATTGTGCTATATAGTGCGGCGGTTATTGAGAAAGGACGAAAGAGTTGGTAAATGAATTGATGAAAGAGCTAGGTCTTGATGAGACACCCGATAATGAAGCATTAATTAGTTCTTTGGTTGCAGATGCGCAGTTAATTACTTTAGATAGTATTTCAAGTACAGCAACTCAAGACGATTACAAAAATAACAATTTATTTAACAGGGCAGTTAAGACCTTAGCTACTCAGCTCTTTTACGATAGAACTCTTTCTGAAGGCACTTCATTGGGCTATCAAATGATAGTAACTCATTTACAAATGGGGGTGTTATCTAGTGCGGACACAAACGCAACCTCGAATGAAAACATATAAGCCTTATCAGATGATCAAAAAGTGTTCTCTGGGGAAAATAGAAGATGTTAGGAATCAGTATACAGGAGTTACTAAACCAGTTTTTTCTACTGTACGTGATGTTCACTATGCTCAGGTTAAAAGGAGTCTCACTCAAAAGTACTTAATCAGTCTTGGAAGTTCATTGAATGACACAATAATGATTGCAATACAACACCAAGATATGACGGATATTAAGCTTGTGAAGATGAATGAAGTTGTGTATGACATCGAGGATAACTCTATTGATGATTCGAACGTTTATATAAAATATGACATCTTGACGCTCCAAGAGAATACTAAAGTGGGTGGATCCAATGGCTGAAGAACCAGATTTAACGGATGCTCTTAATATGTGGTTAGATGATATTAAAAAATATGGTGAATTTTCAATAGAGGAGTTATCAAAGCTTTCAGATGCAGGTGCAGATGCTTATAAGAAAAATTTAGAGGATGTTACTAATCGTAAACACAGAAGTAAGCACGACGACAAGGTGTACGGACATATGGCCGATAATATTTATAAACAAAACAAGAATATTGATGGTACTAAGGATGGCACCGCAGCCGTTGGGTTTGACGCTTATCATGCTAGAAATGCAAATATTCTTAACTCGGGTTCTAAGTATATTCAAGGCGATAATTTTATTACGAACACCCAAGAAAATTCAAAGGATGATGTACTGAAAGCTGAGTATAAAGAATACCAGAAATTGATGAAACAAAAGGGTGTTGATAATGAGTAGTTTAGACGAAGCCAAGAACCTGATCGATACCTTGGTGGAAATTCAGAAATCTTATACTCGCAATATTCCTAAGAGTATAAAATCCAATACAGATACCACCATAGCTTTGGTTAAGGCTGTCAGAACTGACCCAGGAGTTGCTGGTAATGAGGACTACTACTCTGAAAGCAGAGAAGTACAGGTACAGATATTTTATGCGGATAACATAGAATATGACCCAGAAATATTGGAAAGTAAAATATTAAAACTTTATACATCAGATAATTGGACTCTGGTCGAAAATTCAGGTATTCAAACTGATCCTGATACTTTTCAACTTTATGAGTCTTTTTATGTGCGGTTAACAAAATATTTGAATTAAAAAATGGAGGTAATAATAAATGGCTTTAGTTGGATTAGTAGACAGTTTTCTAACCTTAAATGATGCAGATACAAACGCCTTAATTACAGGTGATAACGGATTATCAACCACAGGTGTTCTTGAAATTGGCGATAAGTACTTCGGTACGAGTGAAGCGAAGATCTCAAACTTTGAGGGTAGTTTACAAACCCTGTCGGGGAACGATAAGGGGCAATTTTCGTATCAACAACCTTCACAACCAGGAGTAGCTTACACGGTTAATAACCTTGATTTTGAGATTAAACAAAAGCTGTTAGGTTATAAAAAAGATGGCTTAGGTTGGATTAAATCAGATGTTAAACCAGTTGTAGGATTGGTAGTTGTAACACGTTCATTAGATAAGCAACACAAAATTTATTACGCCTTCCCTAAGGGTAATATGACATTAACTTCACTAGCACTGAAGAGTGATACACCAACATCAACAACACCTATCACAGATGCTCTTACCTTCACTTCACTCTCAGCTGATTCAATCGGTGGGCGAAACGTTAAGACGTACATTGATGGTGATACGACATTCACAGAAGATGCAATGTTCAAGGAACTATTCCCAGACTACGAGGCAGCTTCTACGGGCACCACAACACCTAGTAACGGCTAATAGTACAACAATTTACTATCCTAAAAATGTAAACGATTAATCTGTTCACAGAGACGAGCAACCGAGTAATGTCGGGGATATGAGACGATACAGTGGAGAGAGGAAATATTAATAAAAATGGAGATTTATTTAAAAGAATTCAACAAGAAATTTGTTGTTAAAGCTTCAAATAAAGTAATGAAAAAGACCTATAAAGTACAGCTGAAAATGGCTAAGGCGGATGATATTGCAGATGTAGCACCACAGGAACAAATTGAGCGCTCATTAGAAATGACTGAATCTGTTGAGGAATATCTTAAAGATGTACTTAAGCTAAATGACAAAGAATATGAAAAATTAGAAGATCTGGAATTTGAACCAACTATTGATCTTACTAATCACGTTGCTTTAAGGGTTATGGGCCTGTCTGAAACAGATATTGAGGATGCTAATAGAAAAAAAAAGTAAACAGATCTAAAACTAGTCCAGGAGAAAGGGTTAAAGAGTACCAGAACAGCATAAATAACATGAATTTGGCTGAAAAACAAGCACTCACGGAATTACACATTCTACCATCCGACTATGGAGAACAAGATTTTTATGAAATGCAAGAGGTTCTATCTGCTTCAGAAGAAAACAAAATGGTGGACCCAATGGAGTTAGCAGAAAAACTTAATAAATAAGGGAATTAAAAAAGGTGATCACCTATAAAAAGGTGGTTGCCTTTTTTAATTGTCTTATTTCACACGAAGAAGGGAATTTAAATAAATGGCAGAACGCAAAATATCAGCAACAATGGCTACTAAAATAGCTTTAGACCTCGTAGAAGCTTCAAAGTCTATCAAGTCTATGACAAATTTGGTTAAGAGTTCTACTAATGCTACTAAAGCTATGAGTGCAGCATATAAGGAAAGTGGAGATTATCTCAATGCCGCAAAAGCACGTTTTGAAGGATATACAGAAACAATTTCACGACAAGAAAGTAAGATATCAGCTCTTAAAGAACGTCAAAAAGAGTTAGGAATATCTACAGATGGTGCTGCTAAACACTTCCTAGAATTAAAAGACAGAATTTCAGAGTTACAACAGAAACAGAATGGTTTAGATACTAGTATTGATAAGAACAAGACTGCTTACAAAGAGTTAGGTACTGAAATTGCCAGCTTAAAACGTGAGCAAAATGAATTGAATTCAGGCACAGTAAAAACAGCTAACCAGTACTTGAATTATCAAAGACAGATTGACTCAGCTACAGCACAGCTTTCTAAATTCAAAGTGCAACAAGAAAAAGCTAAAGAACAAATGGATTTACAAGCTTCGGGTGTATTAAAGCTTAAGAACGCTACTGAGTTACAGGAAAAGGTAACAAAGAGCTATAGTGATGCTTTAGAGGCTCAAGGTAAACATGTACAAGCTCAACAAGCTAAACTAACTGGCCTTAAAGATGTGCACAATAAAATGGGTGCTCAATTACAGGCAGAACAGAAACGCTTATCAGACTTAGGAAACACATACGGCACTAGCTCAACTAAGTATAAAGAGCAAGCAGTTAGAGTTAATGAGTTATCAGCTAAATACGCTTCCAATAGAAGTGAAATAGGTAAATTAAATACTGCTGTAGGTGGTATGAGTCCTATTGTAGCAAAAGCTAGAGATGCAACAGCAGTAGCTACAGATAAGATGAAAGCTGGCTTTGAAGGAGTCAAAAGAGCTGCTGGAATTGCAAGCTTAGGAATTGCTGGGTTTGGTGTCGCTGCTTTGAGTGGAGCTAAGAAGGCTTCTAGTTTACAGAACGAGTATAAGGTTACTACCAACTTGCTTGAAACTGGTGGCGAGAAAGCTTCAGAGGCTATCAAAAATGTTGCTCAAATGCAAAAAGATGGCGAGCAGTACTCATTAAAGTATGGTAAGTCACAACAAGCAATAGCAGAACAATACCAAGAATTGGTAAAACGTGGTTATTCATCTAAAGAAGCTCTAGGAGCTATGAACTCAGAGTTACAGGCTAGTGTAGCTTCAGGTGATGATTTTAATGACGTTGTTAAAGTTAGTTCACAGGTTGTTGATGCGTTTGGTATGCGTACTGATAACACAGCTAAAATGACTAAAAACACTAAACAAACAGTTAATGAATTAGCATACGCTGCTGATATGACAGCCACAGACTTCCAGAGTTTAGGTAAAGGAATGGAGTATGTTGGTGATTCTGCTCACAGTGCAGGCTTTAAGTTATCTGAAACTAGTGCAGCAATGGGTGTGCTATCTAACCACGGACTTGAGGCCGATAAAGCTGGTACTGGGTTACGTAAGGTTGTTAACAGTGTAACCGGTGCTATTGAAGCTCAGAAGTCAGCACAAGAAGGCAATTCTGCTTCTATTGATAAGTACAACTCACAAATAGCAAAACACCAACGCAAGATTGCTGAATTACAAGCTGCTGTTAAGGCAGGTACTAAGACACAAAAATCTGCTACTTCTGCTATTCAAACACAGAAAGATGCTATTTCAGATTTAGGTGAAAAAGTACAAGCTGTTAAAAATGGTGGTGGCGGTGCTTCATTACTGGATAAATTAGGCATTAAGTCTAGTGACTTAATGGATTCTAAAGGTAACTTGAAAGACTTAACCACTATTATGGGTATACTTAATTCCAAGACTAAAGATATGGGAACTGAGCAAAAAAATGCCGTATTTAATACCTTATTTGGTACAACTGGTCAGCAAGCAGGTATTATCTTAGCTCAAAATAGTTCAGAATTAGGTAAGTTAACCGATAAGGTGCAAAAAGCTGGGGACAAAGGCAAGTATGTACAAACCTTGGCTGATAAGAATAGTAAGACAGCTCAAATGTCTGAAAAGAGATTTAAACAAGCTTGGTCAGATTTAACTATTATGTTTGGTTCTAAAATGCTTCCATACATGACAGATGCAGCTAACAAGATGTCTAAGATGTTTGCTGATAAGCAATTTACGGATTCAATCAAAAAGGTTGCTACAGATATTGGTAAAGTAGCAGGTGGAATACTCAAAGTTGGTCAATACAGTGCAGAACATATAGATGCAATTAAAACATTTGCTAAAGTGGTAGCTGATATTTGGGTAATCAATAAAGTTAGGAAGTTTGCTAGAGCTACGGAAGACTTTTTTGATTTAATTGGTACTAAGGGTATAAGCAAATTAGAAGCAGAGACAACTCAAGTAGGAATTCAAACTAAAGCTTATCAAGACTTAGCAGTAGCCAAAGAGGAAGCTACAAGTGCAGGCACAGGCGTAGCCTCCGTTGGTGGAAAAACTTCAAGTGCTGTATCTGAAACTGAAGGTGTTGCTAGTGAAGTTGGCAGTGCTGGTAAAAATGTTTCTAAAGCTGGATCACTAGAAAAAACGGGAATGAGTATTGGTGGAAAACTTTTTACAGGAATTACTGCAGCCCTTACCGTAGGTGATGTCGCTGGTACCATTTCTAAAGCTGTTTCTACAGGTAAAGCTAATGATAAGTACAAAGCAGCATCTAAAACAGCCGGTACAACAATCGGTGCTGGATTAGGGGCTGTTCTAGGTAGTGTAGTCCCAGTAGTAGGTACTGCTGCAGGAGCTACAATGGGTGGAGCAATTGGAGACCAGGTAGGTAGCTCTAAAACTGCTCAGTCAATAGCTAAGAAATTTAGTCAATCTATTAATAAGTCTATGGGCAAAGTTAAGGTTAAAGCTCCTAAACTTTCCATGAAGTCTTCATACGATAAGTTACTTAAAGAACAGAAAGACTATTACAGTAAGAAACAAGCTCAGGACGAAAAAGATATTAAGCTCCTTTATAAGTCTGGTACGCTTACTAAAGCTGAGTATGAAAAACGTATGGTCCAAGCTAAAAATGAGAGTAAGCAGATGGTTACTCTTTCCAAAGCTTCAGGCAAAGACCGTAACGCAATTTCTAAGTATTATGCAGATGCTAGACAGAAATTAGAAACTAAATATAATAAGAAGATTGCTGAAGACAGTGGTAAGTGGAATAGGAAAGTACAGGCAGACGTTGCTTTGTATGGTGCTTCTGGTAAGAAAACTCGTGAAGATGAAAAGAAACAAGAATTGTCTTCTGAGAAAGATAAAAATGCTAAGAAAAAAGCATTACAAGAACAATCTATCAAGTTTTCTACTAAAGTTACAGCAGACGAAGCTAGATTACACAATAGTTTGGCCGGAAAGATACAGTTAGCTTCCAATAAGCAAATATCAATACTTACAAAACTTCAAAATGATAAAGGCAAGGTTTCAGGTAAAGAGCTTAATACCCTCAAAAAGAACTCGCAACAGGAATATGACAATAGTATTAAGTATGCTAACAAACTATCACACGATAAGATAAAAGCAGCAAATGACCAGTACGAAAAGGCTGTTAAGGTAGCTAATAAGCAACAAAAGGACACTGTAAAGGCTGCTAAAGATACGTATACGCAGACGATAGCAGCAAGTTATAACCAGTACAAAGGTAATAGCAAATGGGCCGAGGCTCAAAGGAAAGCTGTTAAAGATAAAGCTGAGAAGCAAAAGCACGATACTATAAATGCAGCATTAGAGCAATACAATAAGACTCAGCAAGCAGCAGAAGCTCAGAATAATAAGGTAACAAATGCTGCTAAGAAACAAAGAACCAACTCAGTTAATAATGCTAAAGCTCAACGCAAAGACACTATTAACGAGATAAACAAGCAAGAAAAAGCTGTTACTGATAAAGCTAATGACCAGTATAGCAAAGCAGTAGCTTCCGCTAAAGCTCAGTATAAAGGTACTTCTAGTTGGGCTGAAACACAACGTAAAATGGCTATTACTAAAGCAGCAGATCAACGAGATAAGGTGATAGGTCACGCTAAGAAACAAAGAGACGACACTATTACTCATGCTAATAATCAATTTAAAGGTGTTGTTGGAGCTTCAGAGAAACAACGTAAAAACTCTATTGATAAAGCTAAAAACCAGAAAGATAATGTTAGCTCAGCAGCAGGTAGTCAGTCTAAAGCAGTATTAGGACATGCTACTAAACAAGCTAATGGAAGCATGGAAGCCTCTAAGAAACAAGGAGAAGGCACGACAAGTATTTTCAGTGGTATTGCTGGCTGGTTCAACAAAATGAGTAAGTTGTTTGGCGTTAAAGAAACAAAGACTTCTAAAGCTAGTTTCAGTTATACACCTTACAGTACACCGGCTTATGCTACTGGTGGTAAAGCTATAGGTGGTATGGCTCTAGTTGGTGAAGAAGGTCCAGAAGCTAAATACAGTCCTTACTCAGGTAAATTGGATATTGTTGGTGCTAAAGGCGCTGAAATAGTTAACTTAGCATCTAATGATTATATCTTGAATGCTAGAGATACAGCTAAACTCTTTGCAGGACAGCTTAACAAGACTTTACCAGGTTACGCTTCAGGTAATATTGATTTAGGCGGATTCCTAAAGAAGATTAAGTCAGGTGCTACAGATATCTGGGATAATGTCTCAGATAAAGCTATGGACGCGGTAGATGCAATTAAGGACCCAGCTAAAACACTTGAAAATTTAGCAAAGAAAATATTCAATGTTAACTCAGTTGATGGAATGGGTTCAGTACAAAGAGGCATATCTGGTGGAATGGTAGACAAGGTTATTAAGGGTGTTGTAGATGCCTTCAATAAACTTAAAAAGTCTGTAGATGATATGGGAGATGCTGCTAATCCTGGTGGCAGTGGAGTGCAACGGTGGAAAGATACTATAAAAAAGGCAGCTGCTAAGATGCATGCTAACCTGACTGGCTCAGGCATGAATGCAGTATTACATCGTATTGCACAAGAATCAAATGGGAATCCTACCATTGCTAACAATTGGGATAGTAATGCAAAAGCAGGACATCCAAGTGTGGGGCTTTTACAATATATTCAGCCTACTTTAGATGCTTGGGTACCTAAAGGTGTTAAAGCAGCACTTAAGAGTGGTTGGTCTCAATTAACGGCTTTGTTCAATGATAGTAATTGGCTTGCTGATATTTCGGTTAAGGGAGGTTGGGGGCCTACCGGTCACAAGCGGATGGAAAATGGTGGTTTGATAACCACTAACCAGATGATAGAAGTGGCAGAGAAAAATAAACCAGAGTTAATTGTTCCCCTTAGTGAAGACAAAAAGCCCAGGGCTACTCAGTTATTAAATTCCGTTGGTGCAAAATTTGACACGGCAAACTCTGACAACTCTAACGCTAATAGTAACGAAGAAATATTGGAACTTAAAAATGAGATAAAAATCATGAATACTAAGTTTGATGATCTTTTAAGCTTAATGAAGTTGCAGATTTTAAGTACTAAGGGAATTGGTACATTTGATAAGCAGGCTCAGTATAAGCAACAAGGTCTGGACCAAGCATTTAATGACATGCAGGCTTTTTAGGAGAAGGTGATTATAATTTCAAAACCATGGATTAGAATAAAGGCAGAAAATGAGGATGAAATAAACCCCTGCGATATAATTTCAGGACTAACATTTCTAGGGGACGATACCAGCCCTAATCTTACAAATAATTATCAAGACTTAAGCGGTCAAGATGGCAGTTTATCCACGTACTCTAATTTTAATAGAACTGTTGTAAATGCTAGATTTTGGTTACATTTTAAAGATTATTATGATCTAAAATTAGCTCAGCATGATATTTTTAGGCTCTTTATGAATAAAAAGCTTATGCGTATTAAGACTGATGCAGAGCCTGCAATAGTTAAGTTTGTCAGATCAGGAAATTTTTCGGTGGAGCCAGTTGTAGAAAATGCTAACGATGCAGTGTTTTCCATTCCCTTTGAAAATCCTAGTGGCTACAAATTTAGTCTGCTGCGGTCCGACTCGTTATACACATATGATGAAGAGGGATGGCAAATTGGTATGAATCTGCCTAACGGTGAAGATCTTGTTTATCGTCATACAGTGCCGCAATTTAAGATTTACAATGCAAGTGACATTCCAATTGACCCATATTATCAGCGGCATGATTTAAAGATCATTGTTAAATTTAATGGGAATAGTTTGCAACTGGTAAATAAGACAAATGGTACATCATGGACGTATAACAAGAGTTCAAATGGTAGTGATATCATTGTTCTTGATGGAATCAATACCACTTTAAATGGCACCCCAGCAAGTGCCAATACGGATTATGGCAATCTGGTATTAGAAAAAGGTTGGAATGATATTGTGGCTACTGGCGCAACCACAGTTGATAGTACATTTAGTTTTCCGTTCATTTATATAGGATAGGAGTTTTTTGCTTATGGAAAAATATAAAGATTTCTGGGTAGGAAAAGAATTTATGCCTGATTGGGTAGAAAAGTTAATAAACAATGGACAGCTTGAAATCATAGATAAACGAAGAAAAAGTAGAAAAGAACTGATTTACGCTGGTGATGAGGGCGACAACATTCGCGGAAAAATACAATTAAGTAGAACTGAAACCTTGAATTTTAAAACGGGTGATCATATTTTGGAATCTAGTGACGGAAAATTAAAGGTGGTGGACAGTCGTGAACTCCTAGAAAAATTTGCTCGTTTTTATGTAAAAAATGAAGGTGGTACCCTTGCCCAATGATAAATTAATAGTTCAGGGCTTGAATAGCGCCTATAAAGAGCCTTTAAAGAGTGTTTTTTTTAACTCATTTTATATTCAACCATCATTAAATGAATCATGGCAACTGCAGTTTACGGCTTATGATGACAAATCAATTGCCTTTAATATGCTTGATGTGGAAGCAAGTGTATTTTGGGATAATCAGGAATACATCATTAAACAGATTGTCCCAGACCACGCGGATGGATTTACAACGGTTCAAGTCACGTGTAGCCATGTTGGCTATGAAGTAGCAAGGATATGGCAACACTCAATTAAGACAGGGACATTAACTTATTCAGTTGATGATGTTCTGTCTTTTATTTTGGGAGGAAATTCAGAAGGTTTTACTTGGCAGGTCATTGGATCCTTTAGTAAAGATCAGATTACAGATTTAGGCAATTGCTCTGGTAAAGACATGTTGAGCAAAATTATATCGACCTGGTCAGACGCTATTTTTTGGCCAGATAATAAAAATATCAGAATTTATCAGCATGATGCACTTGTTAAAGATTTGGGTCACAGGTTGGACTATTTGCACAATACTAGGGAACTTAAACTTACCTACGATTCAACTAGTGGAATCGTAAATAAGATGCGTTGTGTGAGTGTTGAAAAAGATAGCAGTGATAGCAACAATCCAACGTATTGGTTTGATCCATTTTATGTAACAGATGATGCTTCAATCGCTCGCTATGGGGTGCGTGATGGCGGAGATGTTTCTGATGATAGGTTTCATGATGCTGCTTCAATGAAGACATATGGAATTTCGCAGTTAGCGCCTGAACCAGCATTGACCATTGAAGTTACTCAAGATGGTAATGATGAACCAACTTTTATGGAAACCACGAGACTTGAAAATCGTCAGGATGGATATGTTACAAATGTTGAAGTGGCATCGTATCAATATTACCCATTGGATTCTGGAACACCAACAACGATCACGCTGAACAACACTGCTAAGACTATTCTGAATTATCAACGTAACCAAGCTAAGAAACTAACTGAAAGTTTTGCACAACAGCAAGCTGTAATCAATCAATTAAAGAGTGATTACGCGAAAATAGGGCAAGACTATATCGCGCTAAGCGGTGACAATGAAACTAACCAAAAAGCTATTGCAGAAATGCAGAGCAAGATTAACGAACTACAATCTATGGGTATTGTGGTAGATATAAATGAAGAAAACTCAGACACTTCAATTGATTTTTTTGAAAATGTATACAATTGCGATGCTAAAAGTATGGTAATAAGGCTTTCAAATGGTGGCTCAATCAATATGCATTCAGGTGATCAAATTTATAATGGCGGTCAAGCGAATATAATCGCAGCTGGATTTTCTCATTATTTTATGGGGAGTGGTTCAAATGAAGGAAACATATTTGCTAATCAATTGGCATTAAAAAATGTGTCAACTGATAAATTAATAGTTTTAGAAGTTGGAGATGCTAGTCTGACAACGAATAAGGAAGCTTTGGATACTGAAATACTATCGTTCTTTAAAAAAATAGCTGATAGCGGATATACAAACATATGTATTAAAGCTGTTGTTAGTTGGTTTGACAGCAGATTCAGCAGCTCAGATGCAACATATTTATGGAAAGTCAATGTTGATGCATATACTAAACCAGTAGGATCAGACGCTTGGAAATATACAAACGACTTAAAGGATACTGGCGTGGGTGCTAGTTATGCTTATAAGAGTATCTTCATCTAAAGGAGGCAAAAATGAGTATTTTTAAAAATCTTATATTAAAAAACGAACCGAATAACTTTTTAAATCGTAAAGCTAGACTGCAAAAACAATTCAATTGGGGAGCAATAATGAATTGGGCAAACGGAATTTTAATGTCGCTAGAAGAAAGGTTTGGCTCGTATGATAGTAAAATGTCTGAATTCGAGTCTAAATTCAATGCTCAAATGTCCTCAAACACTGATATAAATGAAGTTATAGATTCCAGAACAGATATTAAAGGCAACAAATATTCCACTTTGGGGTCAAGACTAAATGCTCAGGACGAAGAATTGAATGGAATGTCTGATGACATTGATGTAAGCACTCAACGTGCTTTGAAACAATTTATAGATACTCAATTCAACGAAGTTGGAGGCTCTTTCCCAAAATATTATCAGGATATTTTGGAAGCGATGTCTCAAATTCCGCAATCTAATTTTAATATTGGTTTTATTACCGACAACCACTATCAAATGAGCAGCTACGCTCCAAACAGTTTGAAGCATTACGCATATATAGCAGCAGCAAGCAGGCTAGCCAAAATAGATGCAATAATAGCTGGCGGCGATAACACTAATGGCTATTATACACATGACCAAATTCTTTTAGAAACCCAGCAGGCAACCTCGGTGCTATTTAATCGCACTAGTCAAGACACTGACGTGTTTTTTGTTATGGGGAATCATGATACTGGGATTGGAAATAACAATAAAAATACTCCAACAACTTGTTTGAATGAACAGGACTTTCAAGATTTATATCAAACGAATGGAATGTATGGAGAAACTAGAAATAACGAAAGCTTATATGGGTTTAAGGACTATGCTGATTTTAAAATAAGAGTTATTTTTTTGAATAGTTTTGACCTGCCGTGGACCGTTAATGCAGACGGAACCTATAAATATGATTTTTTAACAACAGGGGGCTATCAAAATGATCAACTTAATTGGCTCGCTAATGTGGCACTTAAAACACCCTCAAATGATTGGCAAGTTATGATTTTTACACACGCTCCAATACCAGGAACATTTGATATAGCGGCTGGTCAAAGTGAAATAACGCAATATAATTCAGATGCTTTTGTGAAAATTTTGAATGCATTTCAGAATGGAACGACTTATTCGGATGATGACAATACACGTGAACTTCCCATCAATATTTCGTGTGATTTCAGTTCTCAGGGTGAAGGAACAATCATCGCTTTAATTTCAGGGCATATCCACGCTGATGGGAACATGGTATATTCAGGCATTAATTGCATTGAAAGCTCATGCTCGCTATGCAATGCAACCGGTAAAATAGCTAATACATTAACCGAGGACTGCTGGGATATTTTTAGTGTTGATCCTGTAAAAAAGACCATCCATGCTCATAGATTTGGATTCGGTAGTGATCGAGACTTTGATTATTCCTCAGGAGAAATGGAAGACACTGGGATTCCAACTACAAGTGCTGGTGCAGGAGACTAAATGGAGGGAGACAACGAAATATGTCATTAACCGTTAAAGATTTAGGTGAAAATGTAAGAAAATTAAATGCTATTGTAGCCTCTCATGTTGGAAGCAATAATTCTAATGGAATATCCCATTTGTCTGCAACTGATGACCAAGATGGGTTTTTATCAGCATATGATAAGCAACAGCTCGATATGAAATGCAGATATGCTACTACTGTGAACACTACAGGGAATGATATTTTGAGCTACAATGCGGGCCTGTATATTGGAAGAAGTTTTAAAAACGCTCCAAATAGCGTAGATGATAGTTTATGTTTAGTTGAAATATCTGGTGCTGGAAATGGGCTTTACAAAAAAATAGAATTTGTTTGGCTCGCAGCAAGTAAAACGTATTATCGCTATATTTATAGTGCAAGTGATTCTGGATGGCAGTCAACTGAATGGCTATCTATTTTGCCACTAAATGGATTTACAGGTACTATAAATGCAAGAAAAATATTTACACCAAATGAAACTGTCGTCGAAGTTAGAGTGAATATCCAAAACAGCTCTGGACTTACAAATGGAGCAATTACCCAGATTGGAACACTTCCCTCATCACTTGGAGTAACTGGGGTAACGCCATACTGGACTATTCCGGCACAGAGTAAAAATACAAACTGCACAATCAATGCTATTTTGCAATCAGCTACGGCTCTATCTGTTTTTAGAAATGAAGCAAATAGTGCTGGTATAACACAAATTTGGGGTAACTTAATGTACGGGATTTGATAGGGGGCATGTACGATGAAAGTAATTTATAGATATGACAGCGACACAAAAATATTCCAATCTTGTGACACAGCCGCTGATGATTATAGCTTATCTGCTAACGAAACTTTGGTAGGCCCCGAACCAGGAACTTACCAGCCAATGAAATTCGATGGTGAAAAATGGGTAGGAACATCAAAAGAAGATTGGATTGATAACCAGATGCAGTTAGACAATATAACAGATCAGCAAAAATTCAACGCTAATATTTTGCTACAATTAGCAGCACTGCGTTCTAAGAATGGGAGCAATTAAAATGTTTACTTATATTCAAGAATACTATTCGTTAGGTTTGTATGCAGATTCAGATTTAGATGTTTTTTTTGCTGCAGGAATGTTAACAGAAGACCAAGAAAATGAAATAAAGGCCGCTAAGGCATCAGAAAGCACACCGTAAAAAATGTGCTTTTATTTTGCATAAATTAGTGGCGGGTGGGTAGGAAAAAGGAAGTGATGAGTTGCACGAATTTTTTGGAATTGATTGGACTGAGTGGGCCGCTTTGATGGGGATAGTTGGAGCATTCATCACAATTGTTTCTGCGATAGTTGGTTTTGTATTCAAGTATGTCATTGTCGCACCGTTTGCTGGTAAAGTGGATAGCTTGACTAAGAGCATGGATGATCTCAATAGCAGTATGAAAAACTCCGATAAAAGGTTAACTGTTTTTGAAAAAAGACTGGATGATCATGATAGACGTTTAGACCGGCACCATGAGCAAATAAAATACTTAAAAGAAAAAAGATAGGAGATCTTATTTATGAATGATATAGCACAATTAATTATTACTATTGCAGTAGCAGCTATTCCAGTGGTAGGCAGTTTTGTTTCAAAAGCACTGGTTAATAACAAGACGGCGATTGCGGTTTTAAACGCAATTGAACCACTAGCAAAAGATGGTGTGGTTGCCGTTGAAAAATTGGGCGTAGATCAATATTTAGAGGGCGAACTCAAAAAGAGCAAGGCTGTTCAATTTGTAATTGAAGGTCTGAATAAAATTGGACTCACTAAAGCTGATGAAGATATTGTTGCTAATGCTGTCGAAAGAGCTTATGCAGATTTATCAGCAGACTTGGAAAAAGTATATCCACAAAAAACTGAGGCAGAGCTTACAGCCAATGAAAAAGCAACTCAGAAGAAAGAGCTTGAAGATCAGATTGCTAAGGAACAACAAGAGTTGCAGAATAAACAGCAAAAACTGGCTGCTATGCAAAATGTTTAAACTAAATAGGAGGTAATCCTTTGAAAATTAAAAAAATATTGATTGGGGTGGCTGCTATGTCGGCTGCTTTTTTGTTTGCAGTAAATGTAGCAAACGCTGATACTAAAGAACAAGGTGTTGACTTGTCTGGCGACTATCAAGGACAGACAGCAGTGTTTGGTCAAGCATCGGATCGCTTTGCGATTGTTCAAATTGGGGGATATTATGATGGATCTTTTCATCCTCAAAAGTATTATCAGTCGCAAGTAGCTTCTACGATTGCTCAAGGTAAACGAGCACACACTTATATTTATTCTCAATTCAGTACTAGAGAGCAAGCAGATCAGATGTTAGATTATTATCTGCCTAAAGTTCAAACCCCAAAAGGCAGTATTGTGGCACTTGATGTTGAAAGTGGCAACCCAAATACTGATGCGGTTAGATATGCACTCAACAAAGTTAAAAGTGCTGGGTATACTGCAGTTTTGTATGGGTATAAAAGCTTTCTAGTGAATCATTTAGATCTATCTAGCTTAGCTGATAATTATCCACTATGGTTAGGCGAATATCCAGACTATAGCGTAACTATTTCTCCAAATTATAACTATTTTCCATCGTACAAAAATATTCATTTGTTTCAATTCACTAGTACTTATAAAGCAGGCGGTTTAGATGGAAACGTTGATCTTTTAAGTATCACAAAGAATGGATATAGTGGGACAACCACTAATGCTGTTGGCGCCACAACCGTTAAAACCGATAGCACAACTATGGCCATCAAACAAGGACAGACTGCTAACAATACTAATAAGCACACTACTGATTTAACAGGCTATACGGTTAAAGTTAATTTCACTGCTAAAAATTGGTACGTTGGTGGCACAATTCCAAGTTGGGTAAAGGGTAAAAGCTACACAGTTCAAGACGGTAGTTCTCATAGTGATAGAGTACTTTTGGGGGGCATACTTTCATGGATCAAACGTTCTGATATTGAAGTCTTGCAGACCAAGAGTCAAGCAAGATCAACATCAGTTTCAAACACGTACACTGTTCGTTCCGGCGATAGTTGGTGGAGCATTGCCAATACACACGGGATTAGTATGTATACGTTAGCCACTCTCAATGGTAAAAGTATTAATAGTGTAATTTATCCAGGACAAACTTTGAAACTGTTAGGTAGCGTAAACGTTGCTACACGATACTACAAAGTTCAATCTGGCGATAGTTTAAGCTACATCGCAAACAAGTTAGGCGTGACAACGTCTTATTTGAAATCAAAAAATAACATTCAAAACGTTAATTTAATTTATGCTGGTCAGTCACTAGCATATTAACAACACGTTTAATCGATTCAACATCGAAAAGCCTCCGTCTTATTTGAGATGGGGGCTTATTTTTTGTGTTAAAATTAATCATTCTGATGAAAAGAGATGTATATATTGAAAAGACAATTACTAATTTTAGGAAACGGTTTTGATTTGGCTTGTGGACTAGATTCAAATTATGAGTCGTTTTTTAATTGGAGACTCGGTAATTTAATGGAATATGTAGATAAGGAGATGATTTTAGAGACAGAGCATACTGGAGACACAAAAGCTGGAGCAACATTTACGAAATGGGGAACCATTAACAACCATGAAAAATATTGTGTAAATGATTTAAATGCTTTGGTGAATAAAGATGATATTAAAGATAATAATTCTTATGAGTCATATACAATTTGGGATCTATTTTTTTAGCAGAACATTATATAAAAGGCAAGTACGAGGATAAAGAGCTAATTGAATGGTGCTCCTATCCTAGTATTTGGTACATAAATTTCTGAACAGTTGTGCCATAATTAAT